TGAATCTTCAATTGCTATCATGTTGATAGAAAACTGGGCCTTCTTAGCAGACACGTTATCTTTTAAAACAGATCAAATTGCCAATGAATTGTTTATTGATACCGTTACTCAAATAGAAAATGCATTCAGACTAGCCAAACTTGTCGGATTTGACCCACTGCCACCAATTGCAGCCAGATCTTTATGGTTAGCCACTATTAACAATCCTTTAACCACAGATTTATTAGTAGAATCTCCAATTTCAATAGATGTAGTTTCTGACGGCGAGCCAATAACAATTGAATTATTTCAAGCCGATTCAGAAAACAATCCCATATTTGGTCAAAATATTATCATTCCTGCTGGAGCTACTTCTAATCAAAGTATTGTTGGACTAGAAGGACGAACAACCGAAGAATTTTTAACGGGTACTGGAGAAGTCGGGCAAAGTTTCCAATTAAGATTTTTTCCTGTCATTTTTGATTCCGTGCGTATTACAGTAGATGGTGTACAATGGGATCAAGTAGATTTCTTCACAGATTCTCAGCCCAGAAGAGAGTATAGAGTAGAATTTGATTCTAACTATAACGCATTTGTTATATTTGGAAACAACAGAGCGGGACTCATTCCATCTCAGGGTTCTTCTATAGAAATTAAATATAGAGTTGGTGGGGGACAAATTGGCAATATTGTTACAGGATTTGTAACTACTCAAACACAAGTAACCATCCCAGGTTTTGGCATTCCGGTAGCGATTACATTTACCAACTACACTAGGGGCGAATTTGGATATGATGGCGATACTGTAGATGATATTAGAAGAAAACTTCCTGCTTTCTTAAGAACGCAAAACAGGGCTGTAACTGGCGAAGATTATAAGACACTTTCAGATCAATTTGCTACAGCATTCCATGGAAAGGTTGGAAAATCTAATGCTGTATTAAGGAATTCGGGTTGTGCAGGAAACATCATTGATCTTTACATACTGGCACAAGAAGGCACGGAGGGACTTGTCGAAGCCGGAAACGAACTTAAAGTAGCCTTGAATGAAGAAATGAATACCAAAAAAATGTTAACAGATTTTCTTTGCATACGTGACGGCGAAATTGTTTCAACTGATATTTCAATTGATGTCACATCAGATAGATTCTTTAGAAAATTCGAACTAGAAGTTCGAGAAAACATTACACAAAGAGTTAACTCATTTTTCTCTCTCAATAATTGGGAGTTTGGCAAAACATTGAGAGAAGCCGACCTAATTAGAGCCCTGTCGGACATAGATCAAGTAAATGGATTTGACATAACCTTTACCACAAGTGATCCAGACAACTCTGGCGAGATTGTAACAACAGAGTTCTTCCAAATCATACGACCAGATGATATTACCATATCGTTCATTTACGTATAAGGAGTCCGGTGGAACCAAAAACGATAGATCAAAATCCTACCATTACTGACAAGATTATATTTGATATTCTAACTCCAGGTGCAGATGGTTGTTTTTTGGTTGATCCCTTCAAGGTCGATACTGTAGTCATACAGTTCTTAGAGAGAAGCTTTGTTAATTCCAATAGGGGTGAGCTTGATTTTCAAATTAACAATCCAGAAGAACAAGTGGCATTTGATGAAGCAAAGAAAGCAGCCTGTGATGATCCAACTGTAGGTAATTTGTTTGAACTAGAAAAAGCTCAGACTAGGTTAGAGGAATCTTCTTTCAGCGACACCCTGTTTTTTAAAGAAGCCATAGCAATCCAAAAATTTGGAACAGACAATTTTCCAGCTTGGTTATCTACAGATACAGATAACGCAATACTTACACAAGTAACAGAAGATGAAGATGGTAACCCTTTATTTGGTCACTTTACTCTTGAATGGGAACCAGTAGGACAAAGGGCGGGGGATTATGTCATTTGTTGGATATGGACTCCAACTCCAGCAGGCGAAAAACTCTGTGCCCACACGATTTTTTCTCTTAATGGAGATACATCGGTTACAACCAGTCTTCCAACTCATAGAACAAGTCCAGGTAAATATTCTACCCTTCAGGAGAGATATCTCCCTGAAATGTTTAAAAATATCATTTGTCCAGGCGATTTAACGCCACAGGTTACAAAAGGAATTAATGATTCTGTTGCGGATGGATTTACCTTTGTAGAAGATATGGTAAATACCGTATTTGACCTAACTGATGCCAATGCCATTCCAGAATCTATGCTTCAATTCTTGGCCAACACAATGGGCGTTAAGCTACGTTCTGGCGATCCCACTTTATGGCGGCGGCAAATTAAGCAATCGATACCCCTGTTCAAAAAGAAGGGAACTATGAGCGGGTTGGTGTCTGCATTGGCACAAGCAGACATAAAACTAAACAAATTCACCAGATTGTGGCAAATAGTTTCATCTTACACATACCAAGAATTATTCGACGTAGAAGATGAGGATGATACTGTTTTCACATTAACCAAACTTGCAATTTTGCCACTGGATACTGCCAACTTCGAATTGTTTTGGCGGGGGGTTGACGATGAAGATTGGACTACACTTAATTCCGATTATGTAACTTTGACTAATGCTGGTGGAGTTACAACCATGACCTGGGTTGGCGATCAACTATCGATCAATCCAATAATCTTGGAAGGTGGAGATAGCGTTAGAGTTGTGTATGAAGTCGTAGAAGTTCCTGGGTCGGCAGAGCAAATTTTGGAAGATCATGTACGAAGTCTGCCATTGGCAGATCTTAGAGATGAAAGAGATCAGATCTTTCCTCTTAAAAACTGGAATGTTAGAGTAATTGAGGATGATGATGTCTTATTTGATTTAATAATTCCAACCAGACAACCCTTTTATAATCCTATTATATTTGGCGAAATTAGAACAGAGTTCCCATACTCTGAAAACATATACAACATGGATGAGTATAACGGTAGTACAAGGGAATCTAAAGACCCTTGTGATATAGGAAGGGAATTTCTAGACTGCTGTTCTGCTTGTTTGAGCAGTGCTTTTAATGTAGACATCGAAATAGAAAATATTGGCAATGATAGAATTGTAGAAGCACAGGAAATCATAGATGAATTTACACCTTTCCACTCAAGATTGCACTCTATTAATTTGACAGGTGATGTTTCTGACTTTGTATTGTCTCCGGTTGAGCAAATAACAACACTGGTTCACGTCGTTTTTGACGAAGTAACTGTGGCAGATCCACCACAAACCATATTCAACAGAGTTATGACCCAAGGGCCACCTACATCTCAATTCTTAAGAAATGAATTAGCAACAGAATCCACAGTAGTTTCTGGGGCTTCTGGTATTGCTACGAATGAATTAATTGTGTTGTTCGCTCCAGATGTGAGATTATCAACCTTAGCCCTAGCAGACGATCCCACTTTAACTTTTTTAGAAATATTTGCACCATCCACAAACTCTGGTACATATACTGTATCTGATGCAACATTGCACCACATAACTATCGTAACTGGCAGCCCAACTGAGCCGTTGAATCAGGCATCGTTTACTTTTAGACTGTCCAACGAAGTTGTAGATACTACTTCGGCTGCCATAACACAGGACGATCAGTTCATATTCTCAGATGAAAATATTGACTTCGCTGCCTTGGACGTAAAGTCTCAAGATGACATAGACAATGGTTTCACAGGAGATGCTTGGGAATTAGATATTCCGGCTTTTGGATCAACATACAAAGTTCTCATAATGCAAAGTGATGGCTCTTTAGTTGTTGAAGACGATGGCACTTTGCCTGTCGCTGGAGCATCAGACATAAGCTATACCTTAAAGGACGGCGCTGGCGATACTCAAGCTACAAGTACAACTGGCGATTTAGATGTAACCAGACGTGGCATAATGAACATGGAAACTGGCACCCTGATAATCAGGGGTAATTCCACTCCTGCTGCAAGTGTTGACGACCTTCGTAATTTTATTGAAATTGGTCACCATACCTTAGTTGCCGGAACACAATATGAGATTATTGAATTTGTTGATGGAGAAACAAAGGAATTCGTGATTTTGAACTATTCTGATGGTGATATGGTCGGCATATCTGCGACTGTTTACCAGAGATTGACAGAAAATCAAATAGGATTTTTCCATTACAAAGGATTGGCTTTAGATACATCGCCAACAGATCAAGAATCTGTACTTGGCATTTTGAATGGCATCAATGCCCCAGTTGATCCAAATGATATTATAGAAGACAACTTATTTAAAGAAAACTTTATCGTTGTGATAGGTAGTTCTAATTTCGCTATAACAGAAATAGATGGTACTACAATCCTAATGGATGGTCTCGGAACTGATTTCACAACAACTGGAACCGCTGTTACTTACGATATATTAAAGTATGAGAAGGTAGAAGCAAGCATTCCAGAGCGGGATTCTCCACCAACACCGGGTAATGACTTTTCATTCCTTGATCGTAGAGGAAACGAAGTCTTTGAAATAGATATAGAAACAGGCACCCCAATGATGATGATGGCAAATCTAAAGAACACTGGGGATGATGACATAATTGAGCCTGTCATGCAGCAAGAATCTATCGGCTTTTCAGTCGAATGGGCAGATACAGAAGGAGAGTAAATGAACACAGAAGAATTGATTCAACCTAAAGGTACATTAGAAGTTGTCATAGAGTATGACAATGGTAAGAAAGAAAAGCGAATCATAGACAACACCGTTCTCAGACGTGGTAGAGAAGCCCTAGCCAGTAGTTTGGCCAACGACTTTGGCGATGTATATGATTTCTTTATCAGCAGAATGCTTTTTGGAGATAGTGGAACCAATGGTGGCGTGCCTAAGTTTGTTAACTCCGATAGAAATGGTTTGTTTGGCATAACCCGTGCCAATAAGTCTGTCATTGCTATCATTGATGTAAACCTTCCTTCACAAGTAGTATTCACTTCTGTATTAACCTTTGAAGAAGCAAATGGAATTGCCCTTAGCGAAATGGCTCTCCAAATGAATAATGGCGATTTGTATAGTATGGTAACCTTTGCTGACCTAACCAAAACATCATCAATGCAGATTACGTTCAACTGGCGCAACAACTTTGTGTAAGGAGGAATCTTTTGTTTAATGCCGAATGTTCTGGTCCATCGCTTGCAGGTCGCTCTAATGTTCTATTTGAAGTAAAAGAACACGAAGGCCAGAAAGTAATATTCATAGATGGATTCTTATTTGATTTTAACATGGACAAAGCTAGTCTGAAAGAGGCTAAAAGATTTTGTGGGGACGATCCCCTTCTTAAAAAAGCCGTTCACGGCGACATCAAAAGGGTTTTTTTAGAAAGCCTGTCTGAGGTTTTGGGACGACCTGTTTCTATCAAGCAGGTCAATGAGGCGATAGTTAGTGGTTCTATATGATAACCATTGAAGAGAAAGACACCAGGTTTTACATAGCAGACTCCACCTTAGATGCTGCTGGTGATGGTCTGTTTGCTAAACAGAACTTCAAAAAAGGGGATTATTTAGAGATAATGGGC